ATTTAAACCACATTTTAGTATTGCTCCATTAGTTCCAAATTATTTTAATTATTCCAAATCAAATTTGCGATTACTAGAAGCATCTGCTGCTGGAGCTATTTGTATGGGATCAGTTTTTACAAACGGTCAACCTTCACCGTATGATGAAAATTTTGTAAAAGTTCCAGACAATGTAACTGTACAAGATATTGATGATATTTTTTGGTCTTTAACAGAACCAAATGTTTTTAATGATATAATACAAAAACAATATCAATATTTGGATCAAAATGGAAAGTGGACAGAATCACCTATGTTTATAAATAGTTTTGCTAGTCTTTTTTGAATTACGTGAATTCGTTTGCCGGTTTATTTTAAACTTGACATATCATTCATGAATATGTTATCTTTAATATGTTGATTAAGGTATTTATAAAAACATATGGTTTATAGAAAGAAAGGTTTATAATGAAATATATTCCACTTGAATCAAAGATACTAAGTATCAGCCATGTTGATCTAGATGGAGCAGTGTGTCAAATAATTCTTTGTAACGTCTACAAAAATATAGATTATGTCAATTTATCTTTTTATAATGTAGATAAAACCCTTCAAACTTTGGATTATTCCAAATATGATTATGTATTTTTAACTGATATACATCCAGATAATGAAGCAAATATAAATTTATCTGATAAAATCATATTAATAGACCATCATAAAACAGCATTATCTTTAAATAACCCAAGCAAAAAACATTATGTTATAGATGGAGTATGTGCTTCAGTTTTAGTCAAAAGATTTTGTGAAAAAATGTATAATATAAAACTTAATCATTTAAATAATTTAGTCTATTTAACCAACGACTATGATATGTATACAATTAAAAATCCAAAAAGCAAATTAATAAATGATGTAATGTTTTATTTTTACGGTCCTAATAAATTCATTACTAATTTTATAAATGGAAGAACTAGATTTACAGTAGAAGAAATTAAATGGTTAAGAAAGAGAAGAATAGAATTTAATGAAACATATGAAAAATTAGAAATATATGAATTTTTAAAATATACAGCATGTGTTGTAGAAACCAAATTCTTCATTAATGAAATAGCACATAAATTAATGAATGAAGAACAATATAGAATGGTTATTGTTAGAAATCCTAGTAATGGTAGAATAAGTATTAGACATAATATTAAAGGTCTTGATATGGGAGCATATTTAAAAAATAAAGGATGGGGAGGTGGTCATGAGCTTGCAGCAGGAATGTTTGTAGATGATTTAAATGATTTTCAAAAGAAAATTCATATAATCGAAGAAGACCTTGCTGATCAAATACAAATTCTAATTCAATGAAAAGAGGTTTAAAATGATGAAAGTTTATTTAGCTGGATTTATTCAAGGAACAGTTATTGATAAATGTGTTGAATGGAGAAAAAGAATTAGAGAACATTATGACAATTGGAAAGGAAGTGGAAAAAAATATCCTATTATATGGTTAGACCCTTTAAATGGTGAAGAATTTAGTGAGATTTCTCCAGATGGATTAAAAGGTGTTATGCCCCCACATACTATAGTACATAAAGATTATAAGTGTGTAGAAACGTGTGATTTAATAGTTGTAAACATGGACACATTTGGTCAAGATAGACCATTGACAGGTACTATTTGTGAATTAGCATGGGGATTTCAATTACATAAATCAATTATTATGATAACTAATGAAGATAAATATAGACTACATCCATTTCTAGAATATTTTTCAAGTTGGATTGTACCATCTATAGATGAATTACTTGATAAAAAAATTATCAATCAATTTTATAAATCTTGGCATTCAGCCGAATATTAAAAGGAAATAATATGCCATATATTAAAAAAGAAGAACGAGTCGAAATGGATAAAGTTGTAGACTTCATGATAGAACATGGAGTAAAAGCTGATGGCAAATTAAACTATGTTCTTTTTAAATTCTGTAAAAATACATTGTTTGATACACAGAAAGAATCATATAATGAATATAAGAATTTTCTAGGTGAACTTAATGAATGTGCAGAAGAAATACGAAGAAGACTATTAAGTTTATATGAAAATTCTAAAATAATTGAGAATGGAGATGTATATTAAAATGGATCATTTAAAAGAACATATCGAATATAAAAATCCTAAAATATTATTTGAAACTATTATGAGAGAAGCTGATGAATTATATAATCTTGATCATATAAATTTTGACACATGGGAAAAGGCAATATATGCAAGTTGCATACTAAATGCTTTTAAAGTAGCAGGAAATTCTAAATTATCTAAAGAAGATTTATATAAATATACTGAACAAGTTTTTAAAGATTGTAAAGAATATGCCGAACAAAATAATTTATTAATGGATGGAAAAGAATAATGTTCAATAATATCTATTACGATAATAGTAACGGTAAAATTTCCTTATGGGAAACCGAAGATGAACACAGAAGTAAAATCGAAGAAACTCCTGCCATTGAATATTATGTTCCCGATCAAACTAAAAAATCTAGTATCAAAGATATATATGGTAATGTTGTAGTCTTACAGACTAGTAAGACTATACATGATATGAAATATGTTGCTTCTAGTGTTTCTACTTGTGAAACAGATGTTGCTATGGATATTAAATATCTTCAGAAGAGATATTTGGGTAAAGATTTAATAGCAAACATGAAGAATTTTAATGTTGCTACTATAGATATAGAAGTGGAAGCAGATGGTTCCTTTCCTGACGAATGGGAAACCAAATATCCTATTAATTTAATATCTATTCATTTTTCTAAAACAAATGAATTATATACTTTTGGTAATAGACCTTATACTGGTAATAGTTCTGAAGTTAAAAATTATCATTATTGCGCCGATGAAAAAACATTGATAGAGAAATTTATTATATTTTTTAGAAAACAAAAAGTTGATATTATTACAGGATGGTATTGTAGAACCTTTGATATTCCTTATATTGTTAATAGATGTAAAATGTTAGGAATTGAAAAAACTTTATCGCCATTGAATATCGTACATGAGAAACATATTAATGGATATCATGTATCTGGTAAAGGATATATGATAGCAGGAATTTCGATACTAGACGGTGTAGAGCTTTATAAAAATTTTGTTTATAAGAAGAGAGAATCATATTCCTTACAATCTATAGGAATGTTAGAAGTTAAAGAAGGTAAAAAGAGTTATGAAGGAACAATTAATAATGCTTGGAAAGTAGATTGGAATGGTTTTGTGGAATATAATGTCCAAGATGTGTTATTATCTAAGAAGATTGAAGATAAGAAAAAACATATAGAACTTACTATTAACTTTTGTTATCAAGCATTGATTCCTTTTGAAAAGATATTCTCTTCAATATCATTAATTACTGGATATATTCTTAGATATCTTCATAACAAGAATATTGTTTATCCTGACCGAAGCAGCAAACAAGAAAAAGATAAAAAATTTCCTGGTGCTTTTGTTATGGCGAAACCTGGATTTTATAAGTATCTAGTCTCCTTTGATGTTGAGAGTATGTATCCTCATATAATTAAAATGTATAATATCAGCCCCGAAACTATTAAAATTAATCCAATCGATCCCGAAAATTATAATAAATGTCCATTATCAGATACTAAAACATGGGAAACAACAGAAGGGAATATAACAATAGGCGGCATATATTACAAAAAAGAAAAAGGAATATTACCAGAAATTGTTACAGATATTTTTAATGAAAGAAAACAATTTAAGATTAAAAAAGAAATTGCTAGATGTTTAGAAACTGGAGAAATATTAGAAGAATGGCAAAAGAAATTTGTTGAAGGTATTCAATTAGAACTAGAAAAATCGGAATATTATAATTCACAACAATTAATTAGAAAAATTTTAATTAATTCAATATATGGAGTTCTAGGAAATCCATATTTTAACTTTTTTAATGTTAATAATGCTATGGCAGTAACTTTGGGGGGTCAGGAACTTATAAAATACTTATCTAATTCCATGAATAGCTATATGAAGGACAATTGGTATAAGATAATAGATAAGTGCTTTCCTAATAAGTATAATATAATTAAGAAGCCATTGGAGAAGGATGTAGTTATTCTTATTGATACCGATAGCAATTA